GGTGCGCCATATCCCACTCCACAATTTCACGCAACTCATCATCGTAGAGTTGTTGCGCCTCGACCTCAATGTTTTTGTAATAGCCCATGTCTACCATTGTACAGTCCTTTCGTTGCCTTCACTGTAAGACCTCACGCAAATTTCATCAAGCAGGCGACGGTCACAGGTTGGTAACAGTTACCGCCCACCCTTATCCCCGCCGAACACCGAGCGAGTGTACGATGGTAGGCATGGACTCCTACGAATACGACAACCTCAGCATCGAAAAACTTGCAGACATCCGCGTCTGGCAACTCGAACGCCTAGAGCGTGTCACACAAGCCCTCAGAGCCCGCGTAAGAGCCGAACACACCCAAGGCGATAACATCAAACGGCTAGCGAAAAAGCTTGGCGTTACAAGGGCCACAGTGTACGCCTGGCTTGCAGAATAAGAAACACCCCCCGGTACAACTCGGAGGGTGTTCCCTTCCACCCAAGGAAGGATCTCTTATGAACAGGATTGCTCTACTCGCAGGACTCGCAAACATTCAAATCGGCAGGATCTACCGGCACCTCATAGCCATCAACGCGCTCCACAGCGTCAAGCCGCCCCATCACTTCGCAGCCTTGTCATAAGTCAGCACTGAAGTCAACAGGGACATGACACCGGCAAGGGCAGCGACCGAAGCAACCTGCCCCCACTCCACATCCAAAATACCTACAGCACCCACACCAATAGTTGCAATAGCCACCTGCGCCACAGTTTTCACTGCACGCTCAGCCGAAAAATTCCAGTACGCCTTCAACTTATCCATCCGTGTTCTCCACTCTCTTATCGTCATACGCCGCCCCAAAAATGTAGGACGTAAGAATCAAACTTATCAGAGCAACCCCACCCGTAATCAGGTCGCCTGCACCGAGCCGGTCTTGCCACACCGCAACAATCGATGACACAACAAGGGCGACACCGAGGGCGAACGCCGCAAAAATGTATCTACGTCTAATCTTCCACTTAGGGTTGCTCATCGTGTCAGCACCGCAATCAGAGGCGACACTACCGCGGCGAGGAAACCGAACGCTCCGATAGCCTGCCACATCCGCATTTCGAGTTTACGAATCCGTAGCTCATGGTCTTCAATCTTTAGCTCACTGTCGGGCAGACTGTTAGCAATTTTCTCTAACAGTTTCCCTTGCCGTTGCACCTCAAGATATATGTCCCGCATAGAAACCCTTACCGCGAGCGCTTCTTGTTCGTCACTCATCTGATAGCACCTTCGTTGATGGCCCGCTGCAGGGCACTGATAGTTAGGCGTCCCCACACCCCATCGGGTTTCACGTCAAGTAGAAGCTGTACAGCCCGTCGAGTGTTTGGCCCGAACACCCCGTCAGGTTTCGCCCCAGCCCATCTCTGGATAGCTGTGTAAGTCATTCTTCCCGGCCTGCCGTCGATACGGCCCAGCGGGAACCCGGCGTTAGTGAGTGCAGTCTGAAAAGCTTTCCAAGTGTTGCGCCCCAAACGCCCATCCACCTTGAGCAAAGCGGGCTTCACGACCACGGCAGCACCGTCAAGGAACGGTACGGGGTCGAGCGTGTCACCCCAGCGCCCGCCACGTTTCCGAACCTCAAAATGCAAATGGTTTCCTGTGCTCGAGCCGGTAGTCCCAGAGGTGTAAATGAAATCGCCCGTCACAACCCGTTGCCCTTTACGCAACCCAGTCCGGTGCGCCCCATGATAGTAGACCGTCACAATCTGCCCATGGTCAATAAGCACCGTATGCCCACCACCCGTAGGGCTCCACCCAATCTTTACCACAACACCATCACCCGCAACAGTTACCGGGAACACGCCAGCAACATCGACCCCGTGATGAAAAGTGCGCCCACCCGTAATGGGATGCTTCGCTCTCCAACCGTAAGGACTCCGAGCGTTGATTGTTCGACCTTCAGGCCAAGGGTTCCGCAATCTCATCAGACACTCTCAGGGTAAGGGTTTGCATCCTTCACAGCCTGCACAGCATCCAACCATGCCTGCTCTGTCACATCGCCACGCTGAAACTCAAAAAATAGAGGGTCAGTGGTTGCCTGATATTCGGCAAGTCTTGCCTGCTCCACTCGCGCGTAAGCGGTTTCATATTGCACTTCAGCCGATAAAGCTTCCAACGCTTTTTTCGTAGGCTTGGGTGTTTCGGAAAGCCAGGTCAAGCCTGTGTAGTCGTCGCCGCCGAGTGTCCACTCGCTGCCTGGATATTTGTTTGTGAGAATCTGTGTAATATCCATTAGCCTGCTACCTCCATTAGAGTAATCGTCGAAATAGAAGTCCGGTCTGCCGATGCGTTCGACCTGTTCACAAAAAACGTCCCGCTATTTGTTGCCCCCTGGATTTTGTAAGTCACCGAACTGCTTGTTGCCGGAGAATCCACAAAGCTAAAGGACACTGATGCGGCATTCAAATTTACGCCCGTTTCAAAAGTAGCGGTCGCAGGTTGCGAACCACCGCCAGGTTGAGCAATAGCGGTACTCCCCCTCAAAATGTTGAAACGAACAAATTGATTATTCACACCACCGTTAATGTTCACCAGTATTAGAATCGTGCTTGACGTTGCTTTCGGTGTAATAGTGGCGGAAAGACCAGTAAAATCAGTGAAACTTGTGGAAGTCGTGGAGAACGTATCCGTCTTAGTCGTAGACACAACCTGCAACACACTCCCCGCAGGCAAATCCGCCCGAGTAATAGCAGGCGACACCGGCCCCCACACCGTCGTATACAACTCCAACGAATCCGTATCCTCCAAATACGTCACCATACCCTCAGACGGAGAACCCAAAGCTGTAGTACGTGCAGCAGCATCCGCAAACACCATCACCGCCTGATCCATCAGGTTCGTATTCACCGCACCCGCAGTCAAAATTTCGTTCGCAACAAACACTTTTCTAGGCAAAACTGTTCTCCTTAAAAACCGAGCACACCATCAGCACCCAGTCTACCAGCGGGATCATCATCAAGAATAAAGAAATCAAACGCGAGCTCCTCAAACGCAAACGTCACCCGATGCGAATCAATACCCACCTGATGAGAAATACCGATAACCCTGTTCCGCAAAGCGATAGGCAAACCCACACCATTAGGAGTAAACACTAAATCGGCTTGGTCACCCAACTCCAACCCCAACACATCCGCCCGTTTACTGTCACTTATCGCCCGCAAATTTACCGTCACAGCCTCCACCCGAAACTCAGGCTCACCATAACGCGACGCAATATAATCCGCCAACCCCTGCAAAGAACCAGAGGCCAAAAACGTTTCCACCGACCGCGACACAACACCATAAACAGTTTGCGAACCCACATTCGACGCCGTCACCGTCCCCTCCGACGACGACACCACCACATCATTCGCCAACAACTCCGCCCCATACGTTGTAGCAACCGCCTCAAAAATTATCCCCGAACCCTCATCCGAAAAAGTTAGCGCCCCATCCTGAGGTGAAACAAGCCGGTCACGAAAAGCAAACTCGCCCCCCTTCGACATAAAAATAAGTCCAGCCTCAGACTCCTCAACCCCCTGCAAATATGTTAAAGCGTTACCATCAACCACCCCCGCAGCCAACGTCGCATTCCCATCCGCAACATCACGTTCCAAAGCAGGCCACGCAACCTTCACCGAATCCAACACACGATTCACCCGCGCCCCAGACAACTCCTCAACCGCAGACCCACCCGAATTGAGCTCCCGAGCAAACAACGAAAAAGCGTCAGACCCAGACAACGACGCAACCGACAAACCACTCAAACTATAATCAAAATTCCAATCATCAACCAACCCCGTAAACACAGCACTACCATCAGCAACCACCCGCACAGGCTTCCGAGGCACAACATAACGCACCAAATCCGACCCCGCATTCAACGGATCAAACCGCCGGTCTTCATTCCTAAACGACACCGACACCTGCCCCGCACTCGTCCGACCCAAATCCCTATTACGACCACGCGAAACACCCACCGAAATAACATCCGACGACACATCAACAAACGTCACACCACCATCCAACCGGTTCTCATCCAACCGGCCCTGAGACGCACTATCCAAAGTAAACCCGTCAAACGCCCCCAACTCCACCGTCACCGACATCAGACACCCACAAACACACGGCCAGAAGAACGCTCATAAGTTTTAATTGCAGACACAATCTGCTCCCCCAACTGTGCCCCACTCGAACCCATACCCGCATTCACCGTAATGTTATACACATTCTTTCCGCCGCCCACCGCAGACCGTCCGCCGCCAGCCCCCCGGCCTTTAC